TCTTGCCAACTCGAGGGCGAACCCTGCGAGTCCTTTGATTAGATCGGGCCCGATATCGACTAGCCATTTAAGCAGCGCGACTGAAAGTTTTGCTGTGGCTTTGATCAAGAGCGGTATGCCGTCGTTGATGATCCATTTGATCATGTCGCCGATGAAAGCGCCGAGAGCGGTGAGGGCTTCTGGCCCTGACTCTTTGATCCATGCTGTGAGTTTTTCTTTGAGGATGCCGAGCTTCTCGGAGAGCAATGGGAGACCATCGTTAATGATCCAGTTACCCATCTTGACTAAAAGGTTCCTGAGCGCTTCCAAGGCGATTGGAATGCCTTCCTTGAGTCGGTCGCCGAGCAACTTGAGAACTCCCCCGAGACCTTCTTTGTCAAAGATTGCGGAAACTTTTTCGAACGCTGGGATCAAAACATTTGTGGCGAAGCCGACGATCTTTTCGAACGCTGGGAGGAGTGCTGTGCCGAGTGTTTCGGATGCTTCGCCGAAAGCGTTTTTCAGTCTGTCAAAGCGTCCGACCGCGCTATTGGAAAGTGCTTCCTGGCTTCCTCCGAAGTTTTCGTTCACAGCGTCCATTGCTGCAGCGAAGTCCTTGGACTTAATGATGCTCGCATCGAGTGGAACGCCGAGCTTCTTTAGCGCGCCCATCTGACCTAAAAACCCCTTGGCGAGCGCGGAGGTAGTTGCCTCGAGCGGCTTGCCGGTCGCTGCACTAATATCCATGGCACTTTTGAGCAGGTCAAAGGCTTTAGTCGAGTTTCCTGTCGCTCTGACAAGTGTGCCAAGTCCGCTTCTAAGATCGTCGTCCGCAACGCCAGTAGCCAAGGTCATTGAAGAGATGAGATCCTCAATAGAAGAGATCTGATCGTCGGTAGAGTTTGATGAGTTCTTGAGAGTCTTTGCTAGGACGGCTTGCCCTTGAGCATCTTCTGCAGCTGCTTTGACTGACGCGCCGAGACCTGCTGCTATTGCTGCTCCGCCAATGGCTGCGAACTTGGCGACGTTCTTAAATACTTTTGTGGCTGAACCGCCGAAGCCTCCAATAGCCGAGTTAGCGAGGTCGATGCCTTTGCCGTTGAAGTCGGTAATGATCGGGATGTTGATAGCCATCAGCGCATTTCCTTCTCAACTTTGTCCATGACGTCCTCTACAAGTTTGACTATTCCGCGCTGCACGTCTGGAAGATGTTTGTCTGCTGTGGGCCACAAGATGAAACCTTTTTTGGCGCGTAAGTTTTTGTTGAATGTTTTGCCAGGGTTCGCTTTTCCTGCTACTTCAAAGATTGCGCCTGCTGGGTTCGCCTGCGTTATGTAGATGACACTTGAAGCGTTTTTGCGCGTAGAGGTTTTCAATTTGACGCCTGAGCGGACTTTGCTCACTGACCACGGCAACAACTCGCGCCCATTGTCAGTCCAGAGTTTCGCCATGCCAGAAAGAGGCATCTCTGGGTATTCGGATTTAGCGTCGGCGACAAGTGGCGCTGCAATGTTTTTGGCTTCACGATTGAAGTCTTTGCGATACTCAGGATCTATTTTCCGTAACGAGATGATTGCCTGCTTCGCGCCTTTGATCTCTGATTTCATTTCGATCATCGTTAATCCTTTCGGCGTCTATTCAGTACATCTATCACAGTGTTTAGATCTGTGTAAGTGAACTCGATTGATGGGGGCCAGTAGCCAGTCTCGACAAGTAACTCGGCGAGGCTGCGCCCTACTGATCCCCTTGTGTGGGGTTTGCTGACTCTGTTTCCAGTACTTCGAGGTTGACTAACTTTTTGAGGAAGTCGTCCAAGATTATTGGGGGGTTGTGTCCTTGCTGTTTGGCTGCTTCGTGGGCGAGGTAGCCGAGCATCTCTATCGAGATACCGTTAGCGAGGTCGGACGCTTTAACTTTGTATTTCCGCTCTAGCTGCACAAGATGAAAGAGATTAGTTTCGACAACGTAATCTCCTTCTCCTGTGTTGATCTTGATGGATAGTTTCATGGGGTTTCCTTTGCACGGTAAGGGATGGGATTAGGGGGTGATGTCGCGTACCCAGGTGCCACCCGAGAAGCTGATCTCCATAACTTGAAGCTCGCCGACGGTGTAGGTGATTGGGTAGTTCGCGATCATGGTGTTACTGATCGTCCACTCTGGGTTATCAGCTGCGATAGCGCCTGAGCCTTTTTTCACGACGATGGTTGTTGTTCCAAGCCCGATCTGTCCGGCAATGACGCCCTCAACTTCTGAAGCGCCGTATGAAACATAAAGGGTGATTGTCCCTTCGACAGTTTGCAACCCAGGCACCATACGCTCCCCAAGATCTCCGAAGGCGGTGCTAGTAAGGGGGTTACTGCCGAGAGTAAAACTGATGCTTGAGGCCTGATCAGTCAGATCAACGGTTGCAATTTTCAGCTCTGCCGGTTGTGATAAATAAGTTGTAGTTGCCATGATTTCTCCTATGGGTTTCTTGAGGTTCCCACACGAACGACTAGATCGTATGAGGGGATATCTTGTGATCCGATTGTCGTGACAGACGGAGCGCCCGAGATGAGGGAGATCGCGCTGTTCATGATCATGTCGGCTGTAGTGATGAGGTAGTCGCTAGCGTCGCTGTTGCCTGGGGGCGCTGCAAGGATCCTCACTCCGAAAGTGATTTCGGCGATGTTGCTGTTAAAGCAGGTAAAAGTAGGGGGCTCGACAAATACAGTCATCGGGCGAGCGTTGCGTGCATCGGTGACGACTGCCAGCCCGAGTCCCGTGAGCGACGCTACAAGGGTGCTCTGAGCGCTTGCAAAGATGCCTGAGGCACTCATGCGACTTGGCTCCGATTGACGCCGAGCAGACGGTTGATCTGTCCCATCGAGCCGACGGTGCCTGGAATGTTCATTGCTTCAAAACTGGCGAACGAGTCAACGCTTCCGCGTTCACGATAAAGAGCTCCAGCAAGCATGATTGTCCCGAGTTTGACGTCCGCGCCTGGGACGGTAGTGAGCGAGTCAAAATAACCTGCTTCCTTCCGTCGCCGAAACGCGAACGCGCAACTTGCCTCCGTGCAGGTAGTTACGAAAGCGGTGTCGTTTGCCGTAGCGACAGCGATACCGAGCCAAGCGAGCACGTCGTTTGCGACGATCCATGTGCAGGTCTGAGTCCAAGTGAGCGTTCCAGTTGGGATCGCTGCACTACGTTCCAGATCTGTTCCGGCATCGTAAAAAATAATCTGATTACCGATGTAAACGTCGTAGTCGAATAGCAGGTCGCCTTCGTCATCAACGCCTTCAAAATAGTAAGGGTTGACGGCATAGACGGTATGGGGGCCGTTTAATCCGTGACCTAGGCCTGCGAGCGTGATGCTTTGAGCGATGCCGATGTCTGTGTCCTCGAGGGTCTGCACCACGGCGTAGTCGTTTAGTCGCTGGTGGTGAGTGACTGCGAATACTGCCATGGTGCAAACTTTCTCGGGCGGTGCTTAGGGTTTAGACGAAAGCGGCTTTGATGGTTTTTGTTGGGTCAATAACCTTTGAGGCAAAGTAGCCACGGAAGGCAATTTGGCGCGAGAGCTGCGATGGTTGTTCCACCGAAATTGCGCCCTTTTGCTGTTCCCAGTTTTCGATTGCTGTTGGATCCATGATGAACATTCCAGCCGAGGTGATGTTGCGATCAACAACAACTCGGAGACCAAAAGCAAAACCTGAGTCTCCGCCTGGGCTGAGTGTGCCAAATGCGTTCATCGGGCCAACTTGTGGGAACAATGGACGGTCTGCCGTGTCGCTCAATTTTCCAAGGAATTTATAAACGTTAGGTGACACAACAAGGACGGAAGGCAAGTTTCCGTTTGAACCTGTGAGAATGTCTGCAGCTGCTGTGTACATCCACTCCACCCAGTAGGCAGGATCGTCGATAGATGCGTTTGCAAAGTTGTTGCTGTTTGTTGTGCCGGTGTTCAGCTCTGAGCAAGCGATTAGGTCGGTACGGTCTGCATAGACACGAGCCATGTCGTCGAGCAAAGCGCCGAGGACTTCTGGCTGCGACCAGTCCAGTGAGGCCTCGCTGATTTCAACGTAGCCACCCTGGATGGTTTTTGTGATTTGCACGTCGTCAACTTCAAAAGCCGATGCTGTGATTGTTGAGTTCTGTGTTGCAGTACCGATTGTCGAGTGAGTTGTTACTACTGGACGGATGAACACTGCTCCACCTTGTGGCATTGCGCGAACGCCAGTTGCGTCGATGAGTGGGCGACGTCCCTGGAAGTTGTTGTAGATCGGAGCCACGATTGGTGTCGGGATGACGCCTGGAATGTCGCTGGTTACAACGTCGGGAGCTGCTGCTCGGATGTTGTCGTTCATCTGTGCCCAGTCGTGACCGCCACGAACAAAAGCTGCAATGTATTCAGAAGCCGATGGCAACTTGAACTCACGGCGAGCCTGTGCGTAGAGAAGTGGACTTGTTGGGGTTGTCGCCGACTCTGCTGACTCGGCCTTGATTGCTTCTGACACTTTTTCCTCCTCAGGGGTGTCTAGGGTTTCTTCTTCTATTTCGCTTTCCTCAGGATCGGCCGAGGCTGCGATTTCTGTGATTACTGCTTCCGAAAAAGCAGGAACCGCGACAAGTGAGAGCTCGATGAGCTGTGCTTTTGACACAACCATCACGCCAGCCTTGTCAAACTTAAACGAGACAGGGTTAGCGCCGACGCTTACCGAGTCATACGCGCCAGCCTTTAAGAGAGCGACCGCGTCCTTTGATGCGCGAGTGTCCGCCAGCGTTGCTTCAAACTCGAGGCCAGCGTCGCTGTCGGCGAGAGCGTTAACGACTCCGCGCAACTGGCTCATATCGTGGTTTTCTAGAAGTTTTGCTGGTTTCTGAGTTAGGTCAAACGCGCCTCGTAGAAACTTGACGCGCTGACCTCCTGAGACAGTTGCAACAACATCCCAGGGGACGGCGATACCGGCGATACGCGCTGGGCGGTTCTCGTCGCCTGCCTCGGCGATGATGAGATCTAGATCGGCGTGAAAATGGATCATGGTTACTCCAGGTTGTTCGTGTCGGAGAGTGGGTTAACTTCTGGCTCTTGCATAACTGGCTCTGCCATGTCTGGCGCGTAGAGACCAATGTATTCCTCGAGATCGAACTGGCAATGGCGTCCTCGAGGAAGTACGTCGTCCATAGACAGCCGTTCCTCTATGGCGTGAAGCAATGGGCGAGCCCCAAAAAGGATCAAGTCTTGTCGAGCCTGCTGTGCGTTCGAGTAAGTCATTCCGCTCTGGTCAATGGCGAGCAAATAGGCAGGAATGTCCATGAGGCGAGAAAGTTCTTTTGTCTGATACTCGCGCCCCTCTACGAGCTGTAGTTTGCTCGGGTCTTGGTCAAAAGATTGGAAGGTCACAAACTCATTGAGAGCGCCGATCGCGTTTTGGCGACGATTAGCAGCCCAGGCTGCAGCCATTTCTCCAAGCTCTTCGCCTGACATGGGCTCGCCTCCGCGCTGCTGAAGATATCCTGCCGCGATTTCATTTGAGGCGAAGCGCTCTGCTGACTGATCCAGTTTGAGCGAGATCTGTATGGCGCGACGGCCCGAGTAAACGACGCCGAGGTTGCCGTTAAGGAACTGGATCACGTTGCTGGTGTCGAGTGGGAGACCGTTGAACTCAAGTTCGTCTGCTGGGCCGAACCATTCCGGTGGCTGATTTTGAGGACTTTGAACGAGGTTCGCTGGGAGCCATTGGAAAGTAGCAGGAAAGCCTGTGCTGTAGCGCGAGGTCACAGCCCAGAAAGCGCGACCGTAAAGGATGAGATCCTTCGCGGTTTTTGCCATGATGAAGTTGCGAGTGACCTTAGGGTCGGGCCGTGTCATCCATGACTCGCCCTCGACGTAGATCTTTTCGTATTCTTCGCCGTTCCATTGAAGGACGTAGGACTTCATGTCGAGGGTTCCCACCACCGTCGACAGCAGTGAAACCGCGCGAGTGATGGTGGGTACAGATAGTGCAGCTTCTTCGAACGCCCCTACGGTGTAAGAATAAAACTGGCCTATCTGCGACGCGCCAGAAGCAGCTCCTAGTGGGGCGGAGTTATACGCTGGCGCGGTGATCTTTTTACCGAAGAGAGGCATCACCTGGAGTCTCTACCCAGCGTGTGACAAAAGCAAGCACCACGGCAAAAGATAGAAAGTGATCACCTACCGAAGGCGATGGCCGCTCTTGCCTTTTGAGTCGGCTTCGCTACGAGTGCAGCTGCGAAGATCATGCACCTCGCCATTGTGATCGGGCCGCTGCTTTTCTGACTGCTGATCGTGTAGCCAGACTGTGTCTTGACCCCGACCGCTCTGTTGACGTGCTCAAGGAGCATTTGCTCGCCGGTATGCACAAGGCGTCCCTCGTTGATGAGCTGACGGATCGTGCTTGTGTGGGTGACTAGTTCTCCGTAGCCGACGTCTATTTTTTTCTTGTCTAGATCCATCGGGGCCATCTGGAATAGCGAAGGCGTGAGCGCGATCTGTCGGCAAGTCTTAGCGGACTCATGCACCTTTTCCCAGCAAGCGCCGAGAGTGTCTGTCACAAACTCGACAGTCACCGCTATCTGTCCCTCATCGTTGAGCTGTGCGCGTACCCCACAGTAGAGAGACTCATCGATTGAACTGTCAACGCTGAGGACGCCCCCCTCAGGCATCACAGAAGTCGTCAACTTGTCAAAGACGCCAGGGTTCAACCACGAGTTAG